TGGCCGCTCTCATACTCAGATACTAAGCTTGGGTATTTTGCCAAGACTTCATCTATTGCCGCTTTGATGTGTGCTAGGTGCTGTGGCTTGATTTTCATAATTTGATTCTCCTGTTGTGGGCCTTGCCGGGCCTTTGTGCTAAGATAATGTTGTCTTGTTAAGGTAATAGTAGGGCAACCAATGCATGGTGTCAAGCATATTTACTACTTACAAGTAAAATAGATAGAATTAACCACAACCCGCAACACATAAGGCAGACAGCCAAATGGCAGCGACAGAACCAAGCGAACAACCCACAAAACAAATAGCCGTCACAGCTAAGACAGGCCGTCCAAGCAAGTACAATCCAGCCATCCTAACCAAATCCATCGAGTACATTAATACCTACGCTGATTACGGTCACAAGATACCTTCTATTGCAGGACTAGCTCAACTCCTTGATACAACTAGAGAAAGGCTACACGTCTGGTCAAATGAGGAAGGAAAAGAGGAGTTTCGTAACATACTCAATAGCTTAGCGCAGGCCCAAGAGCAAGCTTTACTGTCAAATGGCCTAGATGGCACGTTCAATTCAACCATCACCAAACTAGTACTAAGCAAGCACGGTTATCACGATAAAGAGCAAGGCAATCAAGGTGTTAGCATCAACATACAAATCAACCGCGACGGCTCTGGCGTTACTATTGACGGTGAAGCGTCAGGGGATTGACTGCGTATAAGTAGTATTATGTTAAATAGCTTTACCCCTCTTGTCATACTCTTGACGCGCTACTAATACCCACACATACACGGAATACCGCAGCACAGCACAGCCACGCCACGTAATACGGCAGGGCATACGCTTGCATACCTTCATACTGTAACGCCCCTCACACGCGCTCACACGGCCTCATGCCACGACCTAGATGGATGCACAGCGCAACGACCTTGATTGATAGCGTGATTACGGCCAGTCTCAGGAAAAAGGAGGGGGGGGGTGGGTCAACGGCAGGAGGGGGTCGATGTGATGTAACCTCCCTACCCACACACGAAACTAACCAATTCCTAAACCATAACTTGCACTTCACCTACCTCTAAGCTATAGTAAGTACAACTTCCGTCCAGACAGTATCGCAATTGAGAGGAGTATTTAAGTGATAGATCAGGTAAATGAAATACTAGAAGCAATGATGAATGATGATCGTATTTTCCCAAACATAGCCAAGATGATGAAGCAGCTTTACGACGAACTTATCAAAGTAGGGTTTACTGAAGATCAGGCGGCGCAGATCGTAGCTAATTACAAGGCAGCCGGATGAAGAACTTACTGAATAGAATAGGTTGGACTCAAAGCCAATTAGCTAGGGATTTAGACACGTCTGAGAATACCGTATCGAAGTGGTGCAAGACTGACCCTGACACTTTGGCCTATAGGGCTACTGTGAGATATCTTGAGTGTTTGGCTAGGGCGATGGGGAAATAAAATGAACGGACTACTTCAATGGGAGCTTGACTGGATTGATAGGAATGTTGATATGTATTCTTCTAAGTTACATGCGGCTGCTGTTAAGGAGAACATTATTAAGCGATATAGGATAAATGAGCTTGAGAGCAGGATTGCCTATCTTGAGCTAAGCTGTCATATAATGGGTGTTTGAAAATAAAATCTTTCCTACGGAGTTGATTTGGCCTCACTAGACATATCGCTACCCTACAAGTGGAGTCCTCGACCGTACCAGAAGCCATTATGGGATTATCTGGGTGGTGGAGGTAAGCGAGCTGCGGTTGCGTGGCATCGTCGTGCGGGTAAGGATGATGCGATGCTCCACCATACGCTTGTGCTGCGTTTGAGAAGGTGGGGAACTACTGGTATTTGCTCCCTGAGTACAATCAGTGCCGTAAAGCTATTTGGGACGCTGTTAACCCTCACACTGGCAAGAAGCGTATTGATGAGGTGTTCCCTCCTGAGATTCGCTCTAAGACCCTTTCACAAGAGATGAAGATCGAATTCCCCAACGGCTCCACATGGCAGTTGATGGGGTCGGATAACTTCGATGCTCTGGTTGGCTCTGCGCCGGTTGGGCTTACTTTTTCTGAATACGCCCTATCTAATCCCTCGGCCTGGGGATTTCTAAGTCCGATTCTGATGGAGAATGGTGGGTGGGCCATATTTAACTCGACTCCTCGTGGTAAGAATCATTTCCATAAACTGATCCAGATGGCCAAAAAGAGTGAGAAGTGGTTTTCTCAGATTCTGACGGTTGACGACACCAACATATTCACCAACGAACAGTTATTAGAAGAATTGGCCGAGAAGCAGGCTGAGCATGGTGATGCTTACGGTAAGGCTATCTGGCTACAGGAGTATTTTTGCTCGTTTGAAGCCGCTCTCCCGGGTGCTATTTGGGGCGAATCGGTTGCTCAGGTTGATTTAGACGGTCGATTTAGAGAAGTTGCTCACGAGCCAGGATTCCCGGTCTTTACTGCGTGGGATTTGGGCTATGATGATGATACTTCTATTTGGTTCTATCAGGTCATAGGTTCTGAGATTAGAATATTAGATTATTACCATAATAACTTTAAGGATGTTCCATTTTACGCTCAAATTCTAAGGGATATGCAGAGTGAAAGAGGTTATGAGTTTGGATTACATTGGGTTCCACATGATGCTCGTCCAAAAACCCTTGGAAGTGGGGGCAAGTCCATCCTTCAACAGTTCCTTGAGGAAGACGTGGGAAATTTCGCCGTTGTTCCATCATTATCAAAGGAAGACGGAATACAGGCTGCTCGTGCCACCTTCAAGCACTGTTATTTCGATTTAAAGTGCGAAGATGCGATTGAGAATCTAAAGTCTTATCGTAGGGAGTACGATCAAGTCAATAAGGTGTTCTCTACAAACGCTGTCCATGATGAACACTCTCATGCTGCTGATGCGTTTAGATATTTGTCTTTAACTTGGAGGCAGAGTAAGATTCAAGTACCTGAACTCACTCAAAATCAGAAGTTTTACACGGGAAACATCCAATCCGTTAATTTTGGTGCAATAAAGAAGGCACATTTTGAAAGAAAACGACGAGAACGAGAAGGGGGCTAATCGCCGCGAAGAGGTTGGTATTTGGTTTGAAGAAATCAAAACAGCCAAAAAGCGCGAAAAAGACTTCCGTGATAAGGGTGAGGAGATTCTCGAAATATACGAGGGTGAGCGTAAGACTCCGTACAATATCCTCTATTCTAACACCGAAACTTTACTCCCTGCGCTATTCTCTCAGCTTCCACGGCCTGTTCTACAAAGGCGTTTCCACGACGAAGACCCGAAAGGTAAAGTCGTGTCTGAGGCAGCTCAGAGGATGCTTGAATATTTAATTGATACTGATGTAAATGAGCATGAGAGCTTCAATGACTGTCTTGAAGACGCTGTTTTAGACGGTCTACTCCCCGGTCGTGGTGTTACTCAAATCAAGTACGATGCCGAGGTCACTGAACCAGAAGAAGGTTCCCCCGAACTCCCTATCGTCGATTCCGAGACTATCTTTGCTGATTCCGTGGTCTGGGACAGAGTTTACTTTGGTTACGCTAAAAAGTGGATCAAAACCCCCTGGATTGCCTACGAAGAATATTTAGATAAAGAAGAGACTGAGAAATTATTCGATGAGCTTCCTACTGAGATTGAATTCACTGAAAACGAAGAAGACGATGAAGAGGAAGAAAACAAGGATAAAGGCAAGCGTAAGACAATATGCGTTTATCAAATATGGGATAAGTCGGATAGAACCGTCAAATACCTGACACCTCAATATAAAGACAACTTCCTGAAGATTGACCCTGATCCGCTTGGATTGGTTGGATTCTTCAACTGCCCGAAACCGCTTTACTTCGTCAAAAAGTCTAAAAACCTCACCCCTACGGCTCTCTATACTATTTATGAGAACCAAGCCAAAGAATTGAACGTCATTCAGCTTAGATTGAATAATATCATCAAGGCAATTAAAGCCAGGGGGATATATGACGGGCAGCTAGGGGAAGAGATAGCCAATATCATGAAGGAGACAGACAACGCTCTTGTTCCTACTGAAAACGGCGCTCTACTGGCTTCTCAGGGCGGAATAGATAAGTCTATTTGGTTCCTACCGATTGAAAAGCTGATCGTCGTTGCTCAGCAGTTATTCCAAGCAAGAGAATCTGCCAAGCAGGTAATTTACGAGATTACTGGCATTTCCGACATTGTTCGCGGGTCGTCTAAAGCCTCCGAGACTCTGGGAGCGCAGAAGATCAAGGAATCATGGGGTACGATGCGCCTCAAACGACTCCAGAAGGAAGTTCAGCGTTACGCCCTTGACATGATGGGCCTCAAGCTTGAAATCGCTTCTAGTAAGTTCTCAGAACAGACCTGGAAGGATATGACTCAGCTTCCATATCCAACGACCGAGGAAAAAGAGCAGGCTGTTCAAATGGTTAAGGTAATGCAGTCTCAGTTACCACCTCAAATGCCGGGGCAACCACCAATACCGCCACCACCAGAACTACAACAAGTCATCAAAACCGCTCAAATGCCGTCATGGGGTGAGATTCTTGAGGTATTAAACAGTGAGGACAAAAGCTACCGCTTAGATATTGAGACTAATTCTACTCTCGATGTAGAGGCCACCGAAGACAAGCAGCAAGTAGCTGAGTTCATGAATGCAATGGCTCAGTTCATGAATGGCATGATGCCAATGGTTCAGAGTGGCGCGATGCCTTTTGGTGCTGCTAAGTCGATGATGTTGGCAATTGTCCGTCGATACCGATTTGGCCGCGATGTTGAAGACGAAATAAACGCAATGCAGGAGCCTAAGCAAGAGCAAAGCCCTGAAATGCAAAAAGCTCAGCAGGAATTTCAAAAAGCCCAGCAGAAACTCCAGCAGGATATGCAGCAGTTTGAAGGCGAGAAGAAACAAACTGGTGATAATCTTGATGACCAGTTCAGAAAACTTGAGCTTGATAAAATCCAATTTGACTTTGACCAACAAGTTGCAGCAATCGAAGATAAGAACCGCGATAAAATCAGGCAGATTGAGCAAAATTCAGCCAGTTCAGAGATTCAGGCTACAATCAAGAAAATGCAAGAAGACCATAAACGCGAAATTCAGTCTATGCTAGATAAGCAAGCAGCTAAATTGGAGAAGAAAGATCGGAAGAACGTAGTGTAGCGCACGAGAG